AGAAGCGGATATCATTTTGAAATTGATATGAATGCGATATTGAGAGCTGACGCGGCGACCAGGGCCGACGTGCATCAAAAGGCTATTCGCGGCGGGTGGGAAATGCCGAACGAGGCAAGGGCTGATTATGGGCGAGACAAAGACCCGAACGGCGGCAAACTGTTGGTCTCAAGAGACTTGACTACTCTTGAATGGTTAGTGAAGAACCCCGACAAAAAAGTAAATGAAGGAGTGAATGAATAATGCCAAGTTTATACGGGATATGGCTTGAGGCCCATAACAAGGGGATATTGGCACAAGAATGGAGGCTGGCGCACATTTTCATAGAATGGGCAACGGCAAACAAATACAAGGCCGAGTATGGCTATAAGGGCGATTTTACGCCTGAAAACCTTATAAAGAAAATACCCGAAGCGGATAAACCAAAAGAACAGTATAACGAGGCGATGTGCCATATGAAGGTTGCCGAGCTTAAAGAGCTTGCCGAGGAAAAGGGGATCGACATTAAAGGACTGACGCGCAAGGACGAAATCATTAAAGCCATAAAGGAGGAAACCGATGAAGGCGAATAAACAAACGCTTGAAGCGGGCGCGGCAACCGCATTTGAGTTTGACGAATTTTATTACAAGACCGTTATCGTCAAGAACATGACCGCAGGCGCGATTGAGTTTTGCGACGGTCCATTTGACGCGGCAAAAGCGGCGACAATTCCGGCTTATGGGTGGCAATTATTCAATGTGACTATGCCATACGGCGAAACACCGAAATTTTATGTCAAGGCTGCCTCGGCGGGTGATGTGGAAATAGATTTCGGTTCTGATGGTATGGGCTTTGCAAGCAACACGTTCGATCTTGCGGGGATGATACCGCACACGCTTACATTGACGGCTGGTGACAATACAACCCTTACCGTAAACCTGACAAGGCTGCACGGTGAAACGCTCGACCTTGATTCTTCCGTGTCAATGACAAGCGGCGCAACGGTATTTGCGGGGGATGTTATTTCCATCACACCAACAGCCGATGGCGGGAAATACGCAAAATTGAAAATCAACGGCGTGAACTACGGCAGACTTGAAACGGCTATGTCGCTGGTAATCAGCGGAGAAACGACGATTGAAACCGAAGCGGTAGCGCTTGTGGCAAAAACCGTTACGCTGACTGTCGGAGATAATACGACGCTAACAGCGGCACAGACGAGGCTTGCGGGGATGCTGGCCGATCTGTCCTCTCCCGATGCAGTTACAAGCGGCGGGACGGTTTATGTTGGCGATACCGTCGAATTCGCGGCGGCTACAACCGAGGGCGACGGGTATCATGTAACGCTTACAATCGACGATGAACTCGCCGCGTTGGATAAAGACGGCAATGTAAGCGTAGTGGTCGAAGGCAATATCGTTGCTGTATCGGCCTCCGTTGCCGATGGAGGGGAATAAATGGACAGAATTGAAAAATTAAAGGCGCTTAGGGCAGCTCCGATCAACCCCGAAAAAGATATAGCCCTCATAAACCAATACGCACATAAAGAGCTGACGCCGGAAGATGTTTTTTGTTTCCCCGTTAATCTTTGCGATAACGATGTAGACCGCGATACGGAAAGGTTCACCGAGGCCAGTCTTGAGAAACTTGCGCAGCTTTTCATTGGAAAAAGCGGCATTTTAGACCACGACTGGTCTGCTGAAAAACAGGTTGCGCGTTTGTATCGGTGCGAGATTGAGCAAACAGGTGAGAAAAACTCGCTGGGGGAACCATTGATCGTCTTACGCGGCAGTGCTTATATGCTTCGCAATGATGCAACAATACCGCTTATTGAAGCGATTGAGGGCGGCATTGTGAAAGAGGTGTCCGTTGGTTGCAGCATGGGCGGGTGTACGTGTTCAATATGCGGCAAGGGTTTGGAATTTGACTTTAGGACATGGACGGAGCAATGCGAAAGCGGCCATATCAAGGGTGAAACATACGACGGAAAATTATGCTTCGGGGAACTTAGTGAACCGAAGGACGCATACGAATTTTCGTTTGTGGCTGTGCCCGCACAAAAGAAGGCCGGTGTCACCAAAAGCGCAGAAAACCTTGCGGACGCGGTAGAGATTTTCAAGACCGCTGACATTGGCAATGTAAAGCCCGAAGATTTGAAAGAAATCGGGCAAAAAATCCAGCTTGCACTGACGCAAGACACCGAGCGCAAAGAGCGGGCGAGAATACTCGCCGAAAACCAAAAATATTTAGGAGGAAAGTAAAAATGGCTAAAGTAACTCTGTATGATCTCAAAGAAAAAATGGCAACCCTGCAAGCGCAGATTGCATCAGACGCGGAATGGATAGCGGAGAAGGCCGCTGATCCCGCTACTGAAATGAAGGACATCAACGCAAAAAAAGAACATCGAGACGAGCTGCAAGAGCGCTTCAACATGCTCAAAGCGCAGCATGACGAAATGGAAAAGGCACAGAAAGACGCGCTGGAAAAACAGCCGAACACCGGCGACAGCGAAAAAGACACAAAGATTAAAAGCAAAGCCGCTTTCTATCGCTCGGTTGCGCTTAAAAACGAGGAAGGCATCAAAAAGACGTATTCCGTCTTGGGGGCTATTCCTGCCGGTTCCGCCGACCTTGGAAGCGGCTCTAACCTTTTGCCGTCCACTCTTTCAAACGAGCTCATAACCGAGCCGTTTGAATCCAACTCTCTGCGTGGAGTTGAACAGACCTCGCAGGTTGCAGGGCTTGAGGAGCCACGCCTGACGTTCACACTTGACGACGAGGATTTGCTTGAAGATGTCGTTGACGACGAGACCGCGAAGGAGATCGAAACATCGACTGATCTTGTGACCTATGGGCGTTATAAGACCAAAATTAAGATCGAGGTTGCCGATACTGTTGTTTACGGTACGGACACGAACCTGGTTTCCACCGTTGAAAACGGTCTGCGTTCAGCACTGGCGAGAAAAGAGAAACTTCGTGCATTTGCGAAGTCTGCACCCGACAGCCATAAGCATATGTCATTCTACATGAACGGCATCAAAGCGGTGACTGGCGATACTATCGTTGCCGCGATCATGGCGGCTCTTGGCGATCTGGACGACCTTTTCAGAGCCAATGCCAAAGTTGTAATGCGGGCTGCCGATTGGTATACCTACATTCAGACGCTGGCCAACAGCAGCGAATCGCTGTTCGGCAAAAAGCCGGAAGATGTTCTTGGTGTTCCGGTTATATTCAACGACAAGGCGACCATACCGGTAGTGGGCGATTTCTCTTATGCAAAGCAGAACTATGAGCCTGCCGCTGTGTTTGACAGCGACAAGGACGTTGACAAGGGCGTATTCAAGTACGTTCTGACCGCTTGGGGCGATCATCAGATTAAGCTCAAGAGCGCATTCCGTCTTGCGGCTATTGCCGTTACGGTTATCGGCGGTATCGCGAAGTCTGCTACTAGCGCAGCTTTAGCTGGAGAAGTGTTGACAGCAACGCCTATCTGGAACACCGATGACGACAACAAGGGAACGGGTGAGACCTACCAGTGGCAGTATGACAATGCTGGATCGTGGACTTCTGTTGCTCATGCAAGCGGCCAGACCAACGAGCTGACCACGGTTGACAATCAGGACGAAGACGTAACATTCCGTTGCAAAATCACGAAGGGCAGCGATGTAGTTTACACGAACAAAATAAAAATGTCTTAACGAAGGAGGGGCGGCATGGTAACAATAAAAACCGTTCGGGAGTATTTGGCCTTGCCGCCCGATACTCCCGATGCTATTGCAGACCTGTGTTTAAGGGCCGCGAAATCGAAAGCGCGACAGGCGGGCATACCGGACTATCAGAATAACAAGCAGTACGATATGTTTTTGTGCGCGTTGGCGGCGTTCACGTTCGACAATCGGGGGCTGGCTATTTCCGGCACGTACAAGGCCGGCGCGAACGAAGCGATGCAGGGCATGTTGAATGCGTTTGTATTGGAATTGCGGCATGCGGGCGAGGACGAAACGCTAGAGACATACAAGCTGACGATAGAGGAAGGCGAAAACACAAAGATTACAATCAAGGACAGCAACGGCAACGAGTACGGTGACGGTGCAGACATTGATGCAGGAACCGTGCTTATAATCACGGCTGCGGCATACGAAGGTTATACGTTATCGGCATTAACCGTCAACGAAGCTGAAAGGGCATCTCCCGATGTGCATACCGTAACCGGTGCTGTAACCGTCGTGTCCGAAGCAACCGAGATTTCCGGGGGTGAGTAAATGGCTAAACGCGCTAACCCGGGCGAGCTGCGCACCAAAATCGAGATCAAGAAAAAAACCGTTGTAACAGGCGCGAACGGCTACGACACTGAAACATGGGTGAACGTCTACGGTGCGGGGGTAT